TTAAATCCGCTATTTTATCACCGTCTAAATCTATTTTTGCCATTTATCTTTTATTTGTATTATTGTCCACACTAAAGAAGCTAATAAAACTAGCGTAGATAATATCATATTTATATTTACTAAACTAAACCCAACCGCTGCGCTATTTATGAACCAAAGTCTTAAATTTTCCATTATGCTATTGCTAAGTAGATGAAAGTATCGCCATTTTTATCATAATCAATATAAGTATTTTCTGTGACTGATGAATCTAAAGTGAATCCTGTATCTCTGAAAAAAACTGGTGTGTTATTAAATGGTGCTTCGGCTGAATTATCATTCCATCTTAATCTTTTTGATAAACCATTTTCAGTATTTATTGTAGAGTGTCTAACGCTGTCGTGTACTTCCCAATTACCTGTTCCTGAAGAATTTTTAATCATAATAAACCTTGGTCTAAATCCTGTTTCTACTTCAATATCACCTGAAACACCTGTATAGCTCCCTACCTTTTGATAACCATCTACGGAGTGGAAGCAGTAGGCTATGTAGTCCTCTCCTGCATCATTCACTAAGCCTATATTTCCTTTTACACTAAAGACTTGTGAAGTTGGCGATGTGTCTAAAAAGAAGTCAAAATCTCTTGCCTGTAGGGTATAGTCAAATCCAAAAATGTTATTCCATCCTATGTAATCTGAACTTCCGCACCAGTTATTACTTGTAGAAATATTCTTTACCATAATAAATTCAGGTGGTGAAGAGAGTCCGTGACCGATAGTAGCGTTAGAATCAGAACCGCTATACTTTACAATACTAAACCCTGCATCTGTATTAGCACTAACTTGACTTGCTGTACTTCCATTTGTGTTTGATGCCGCTGCACCCCCTGCTTTCCAAGCCCAAGCGACATAATTTGAATTTGTGCCAAATAAATTATTGTCAAAAGTTATTGAACTTGAACCCCAATCGTTTTCATCCATAAATCCAACACTTGACAAATCTGCATCTGAATTAGAATTTAACAGTTTATCACCTGTCATTGAAGTAAATAAATAGTGATTTGACGTTTTGTTTCTAAATTTTATCCAAACCCAATCAGGTACAATGTCAAAATCTATTGTATGACTACCTGAAATTCCATCTTCTATTTTTATGTCAAAATGATCGGTAGCTGTAATACCTGCAGCACCCTGCATTTGTATTTTTTTCTTTCCTAAAGCCATCAGTCAAGGTTTGGGAGTTGATAATCTACCACTTGTGCTTTTGTCGTTTTTGCATTTATTTCACTTTCTTTAGTAGCACATTGTGTTCTTAAATCACTTCTTTCTGTAGCTATATCACTTGGTACTGCTGTACCGCCTTCTGCTGCTCTTACTACATACCAATCTGTTTGTGATAGTTTTCTGTTATAGATAGCTTTTAGATTTGCTATTTTTTGCTCTTTTAACTGTGCTACTGTTTGTGTATAAGTTTTATTGTTTACTGGGTAAGTAAATCTGTTATTATCTGCATCCCATTCTATATCTCCATATTCTTGTGATGCTTTTATAGTAGTTTGTTCTACATCATAAAAACCCAAAGCCTCTAATTCTGAATTAGTAGCGTATTGTAAGCCTATTTTACCATTCCAAGATTTAGGTACACTTGTAAAGGTTTTTATCGTTCCGTTATCATTTATTGCTTTCATATTCTTATGGTGTTGGAGAAGAAGTATAAGTTAGTATAGAATAGTTAAAAACAGCTGATGCATCATCATCTATACATTCTACTATTAAAACATTCGTAGATGATCCATCATAGTCATTGCCACCTACTTTGTTAAATGCTTCACTTGTTGCGGCATCTGAATCCAAAGTAATAGTTTGCGCACCTGTAAGATTGTGAATCGTTAATACTTGACCTGTTTTGAAACCAGTAAAATCAAATTCTATTGCACCTGTTAAACTACCACCCATTACAAAGTTTGTGGCTGTTGCCCAGTTTACAGAAACCGCACCTGTGTAAGTTGTAATACTGCCTTTATTAGTATATCTTGGTGCTAGTTCTGCGTGATCTATTGCATCGTCTGCCATTAAAGCATTAGTGATTGCATTGTCAGCTATTAACGCAGAGGTGACAGCATCGTCCGCAATAAGCGCAGATGTGATTGCGTCGTCCGCGATTCTTGCCGTTGTCACAAAATCGTCTGCATATATTTCAGTAGTCATTGTATTAACGCTTGTAAAAGCGTCCCTTAGCGAATCACCTGTTCCGTCATCTGCTTCGGCACCTGTATTGATATTTATTCTTGCCATAATTTAAAATTTTGTTTGATCTGTTGTATATTTTGTGTTGTCTGCTTTTACTATTGAACTGTCTATTGCAAAAACACTACCGTCAAAATTAAATGGGTATATATAACCCCAGTAATTTGCTTCGTTTACATTTCCCGCATGGACTATTTCGTAAGTTTCACCCCATCCAATGTTATTTCTCCCGTACCAATCAATAATCGACATACTATAATAATTATTTTTTTGGGTTTTTGTTATAAAACAAAGTCAAAAATTTTTTAAGTTTTATAACATTATGTTGTTTTGGTTTGTATGTTTTTATAAAATCCATCCTTCGTAATTGATGCCACCCTGAAGCGGATGAATGTCATCGTTTGTATTAGTATTATATTCAGGATATTTCGAAGAGGCTTCAAAAGTTAAATGTTCAATTAATCTGTCGATATAAAATTGCATTATATCGCGTTCTTTTTCGACTAAATAGTCAACTTCACTTTTGTCGACATTTTCTGCATTTTCGGCACTCTTTTTAAATATCCCTTGATTCCCAATTGTGTATGCGGCAAAAGGTAAATAATTCAAAAAACCAGCATGAATCAAAACGGGTTTTACGTATTCGGTGACAAGGGTCAAATAATTTCCTGAAAGTGTTGAATTTTCAATATCTGTTTGGATTTTTTCATATAAATCAGTGCCCAATAATTGTTGAATTGTTATTTCCTGCGCAATTAAAATAAATTGTATGTATTTGTCAATATCAACCGAACCTGATATGTGTGTATTTTTAACTATGTCAGCCCGCGAAATCATTAAACCTTTTGCCATATCTTATCTATTAGGGTTATTTGGGTGCATTCCACGATCTTTTCGTGTTATGTTTGCCTCTGACACTTCTTTTGGATTTTTAGGTAGCTTGAAACCTTCGCGAACAGCCTGATTTACGTTTACAAATTTTGTTCCATCAAGTGCGTTTCCGCCCCATTCTGATCCGTCTTTCTTTAATCGTTTTTTATAAATGCGTCTTTCAAATCTGTGATAACAATTTAAACCACCTTGATATTTAAAAATTGAATAGTTTCTACCTTTGTGTCCGTGTTTCTTATTAACACCGCGCGCTGACATTTGTGATATGTCTTCTTTGCGATAGATTTTACCGTTTTTCATCATATTAATGCAAAAAGGCCTAGATTTGCCTTTTGGTTGTTTTCTAGTGCCTTTGACGTATTTATAACGAACTTTATATCTTTTGTCATCTTGTGAAGAATCGTCAGTAGCTGCTAAATAAAGACCATTTAAATAATCTTCAACGTCGAAATCTTCAGGTTCGTCGCTTGTGTCTTCAACATCTATAAGTTCGTATTCTTCAAGGTTTTCGTCTTCACCTAGGTCTTTAATCATTTCCCAAAGTTCATCAGCTTCTTCATCGTCTAAAAATGGACGTTCGTCTTTTGAAAGCTTTACACCTGTTTCTTCTTCACGTGTTTCGTCAGTAATTGCGTTTTTTGTATCTATAAATTCTAAAGGCTGAAGTGTTTTGAAATATATATTTAAAGAAATATTATTTTTTGCAAGAATATCGTCAATTGATTCAATGATTAAATCTTGATAAGGACGTATTGTTGTGTTTTGAAATAACAATGACGCAGTTTCTATTTCATCCGCATTTGATCCAAGACCGTTGTTTTCTGTTCTAATACCCAAAAGTAAAGGCGAAGTGACACGATGCGCAACAATAAGCTTATTTTGGCATTCCCTAGACAAATATTCATAATGTCCTGGTGCGTCATTTAACGGAATGTCGTCGACAGTTGTTTTTGTTTCTTGATTGTTATTGAATGAAACAATTACTTTTTCACCGTGACTCCCTGTAAGTTTTGACAATACGTCATTTTTGATTCTATATTGTGCATCCATATCAGGCAAACCGTTATTAAAATTAATTATTTTGGTGCCTGAAAAACCGTTCATTATATCATTAATCAAATATGAACTGATTTGCTTTTCCATTTCACAATATGACGTTTCGTAATCTTGTGGACAATAATAATCAAAACCCGAAACATAACGTTTGACAATTTTTATTTCAGGTTCTTTTCCGTTCCCAAAACCAAATGCAGCAATTCTTTTCGGTGTTTCATTTCTTTTGGCTTCCTTCCAATTTGGGTGATAATAAAACCCTTGTATTTCACCTTCAGTATTCATTTTTTCAGCGCGTAAAGTTTGACGCGGAAAATGTTCTGCTTTTACTACTTTGCCATTTTGATATAATATTTGAAATGATCCTTCACCAAGCATTTTTAAATCAAGAATCATTTTGCGCAAACATGAATCACTAAATATAGATTTCATCATGGCATACTGATCGGGTTTTTCATTAGAATTTAAGGCGTCAAGGCCACGACCATAAATTAATTGTGAAATACCATTTATAATTGCATTGTTTGTGGTCGAATTCGTGTATAAATCAATTAAATAAGAATAATAATCATTGTCTTTTCCGTAATTAACCCAGTCGCTTTTCTTGTCTTCTATAACTTCAGGTTTTACATAAGACGATAAATTAATTAAATGTATGTTTTCCATTATATGAAAATAAATTCGTTGCTGCTTGTTTGCTGGGTATATTCGTTATTGTTTACCGAATATGATGACGCCGTTTGATTAGTGCAAAATATTTTGTCCTTATAAACAACATCTGATCCCGTAATTGTAAGCATATAAAAATTATCTTGCTTTAAATTAAACACGGCTGTATATTGATTATAATATAAATTTTCAGTGATTGAAGTTGTGTCGACGTCATATATAGTTTTACCGTTGGATTCATTGACAATTTTTACATTGTATGTTGTGCCTGACGAATATTCCCTAGGAATAAAACTTATTGTTTGTGACGATGACGATTCTTGTAAAATAATCATATTTATATAATAAAAAACTTTTGTTTTTGTTATTTATAAGACAAAAAAAAGGGGCTTTATAGCCCCTAATTGATTTATTTAAAAACTTAAAATTATGTATTTGTTCCAACTGTAATTGTTGTCGTTCCTGAAAGACCAGAAAATTCACTAAATGGATATCCCGCAGTTGTAATATCTGCGTTTACATTCATGAAATTAGCTGGCTTAAGTTCCTGTGCTGAAAAAGTAATTGAATAAGAAGATGCGTCGCCCATATTTGCGCCCGTTGTGATAGTACCCCCGCTTACGTCAGCACCATGTTCTAAGCCCATCAAAAACACATTACCATTATAATCTTCAACTGCAATGTGTGGACGACCTGCCGCCAAAAGCTTCAATTCTTTGTTGTCTTCTTTTGTTAATTTTGTCAAAGTCAAATTCAACGTTTGTTCAAAAAAGACAGTTCCGTTTTCGCGTGAAGCAGTTATTGTTTGTTCAAAAGATGAATTTCCTTTTAATTCATATTTAAAAGCGGTAAGATTATTTGATGAATCTCCCGTCATATTTGTGATTTGGTCGTCAGTTTGTGTCACAGTTCCAAGTTTTCCGTAATCTACATAATACACATTTTTCAGACCGCCAACTTGATCTTTACACGGAACCGCACGCCCAAGGCTTAAAGTACATGACATATATAAAATTTTTTTAAAAAAAGGGGGTGCACTCCAGGCACACCCGACCTTCTTTTTGGTTAATATTAATTTGCTGAATTAGTAATTCCGTAGGTCACGATATCTTCTATATTTCCTATCTGTGCACCTGCGCTAAATCGCATTACAACACGAACATTGTCGTCGCCTAAAGTTTCCGATGTGTCTATAATTTTGACAAGATTATGATCTGAAAGCAAACCAGTTCCAAAGAATAGGTTGTCTTTAGTTGTTGCAATTGCGTCGTTGTCTGCTAAACCATTAGCAACAAACATTTTAACACCGTCAAAAGATAGTCCGCCATTTTGATACCACATTGTTCCGTTGCCACCGTAACCGTTGCCGCCAGCACTAGCGATTCCTACGTTTTCTGTCCCAGCTACATTTTGCAACGTTGTGCTTTGGAAGCCACCTAATGCACGAACATACGCACGCGCGATGTTTTGGGACACATAGATAAATAAATCTTCTTTTCCGTAAAGGGTTGAAGGAATGGCATCAACGATTGAACCAAGCTGTGCAATAACGTTTGCAGATGTCACAGTCGCGCCAGCAATTTCTTGTCCTGAAGGAAGCCCAGCGTCAGTTGAAACGATTTTAGTAATACCGTCAAACTGTCCACTTGTCGATGTGTCACCAGACCACAATGATCTTTCGGTTCTGTCCGCAACCTTAGCACTAATGTATCCAATTAAATAATCAGAAAAAGTTTTTGGTAGTTCGTTGTGTGAACTAAAGCCCATTTCTAAAGCGTGCCAGTCTGAAATAAAGTCAGATTTGCACAAGGTGACGTTAACCTGTTGTTGTTCGGGGGAAATTATTCGTTCTGTGACGGTCACATTTCCCACATCTGTATAGTCACAACTTGCGTCTTTGACAATTGTGTCAGTCGAAAGTTTTTTAATTACTTGCTTAAATTTAACGTTTGGTAAAATAGTCACCCCTCCGTTAGCTAAAGTCGACCCGCTTAAAAGTGCGGGGCTAATGTACTGACCAGCGTGTTCCCCTGCGTACGTAGATGTTATTGACATTGACATAATTTAAATATATTTAGATTAATTTTTGATTTTGTTAATTTGTTCAAAAACACGATTAATTGTTGTTTTTGGTGCGCCTTGTGAATATAAATTCATTTTCTTTTTAATTTCTGTTTCGGGGTTATGTTTTACTTTTTCAACTGGTTCAACCGCTGAAAGTTCTTCTTTAACCTCTTCAGACATTTTTTCTTTTTCTTCTTCTTGGTCTTTTGCTTCAATCATTGCTTTGATTTCTTCAATCATTGTTTTGACTTCGGCAAGTTCTTCTTTTGTTGCGTAAGTCATTTCCTGCTTATCTTCTTCAAGATTTTCTTCTTGAACTTCTTCAGACGCTTCAATTTCTTCTTCTTTTGGTTCGCCTATAGAATCAATAATTCCTTCTTCTTTGATAATTAATTCTTTTCCGTCTTCTAATGTATAAGACCCAACAGGCATTTTAATTTTTTCGTCTGAATCTGTGACAATAAAAACTTCTTTTCCTGCAGTCATTTCCGCCTCTGTTTCAATTACAGTTCCGTTTTCTAGTTTTGCTTGCGCAAGTTCTACTTCAACGCCCAGCAATGTTTTGATTTGATTTAACATATTATTTGAATTCATATTAATAAAATAAATTAAGTGATTAGTTGTTGTATTTTTATGCTTTCTTTTGTATAATAAACCATTCAGAACCATCAGACCAAATGGCAATTCCTTCGTATTCTTTATTTATGTCGTAATCATTTACACTACCGTCAAGATTTTGACCTGACTTTGGTGTCAATTGAACGTGGGTGTTAGTTGAAAACGTACTGTCTGAAATAAAACGAATGATTCGATCGGTGTGACTTGTTGCATCGGGCAATGTATAAACCGCCGTACCATTAGCACCACTCCAAGAAAGTTTTACAATCTTAACATAATCGTAAACGCTATCGTCCAAATTTACGTTTACATTAGCTTGCGCCGTTTGTGCTTTTGATATATATTTATTACAGACGTCGTGTAATGTAGTTTTTTTGGTTGTGCCACTTTGCACCAATGGGATTTGCTCCGTTCCTATTAATGTTGTTGCGTCTGTTAATTCACTGATTTTTTTATCTGCCATTATTGAAATAATTTAAAACCGTTTTCTTGGACAATTTTGTCACCGCCTTCAGTATATAAGATGAATTTTGATTTTTGTGTCGGGCCAATACCTTGTGAAAAATAGTCATCGGGATCACAACACTTTGTTGAATAAGAACCGTCACGGCATAAGCAAGCGCGTCTATTGTTTTGTGGAACTGGAAATCTGTATCGTCCCATTATTTTTTATTAGATTTTGGATGTTTCTTTGGAAGCAGATCATAATCACCCGTGTATTTTGGATTCTGTGGCCTACCGTTTTTAACTAAATAAAGAAACGCGTTGACACGCGCAAACGACCACTGTGAAGCACTTTTTACAGTTGGTGAATGCGATGTATTAAAAGCACCAAGACCACGCTGGAAAACTGATTTTAACATTCCCACTGTCACTCCGTATCCAAGTTTTTCTTTATACCTTTCATTAAATTCATCTGACTTTTTTTTCAAAGAAGCTTCGTCCTTTTTTGATACTTTTGCACCTCTTGAAGTTGATGCGTCACCCTTGGCACTCCCTTTTCCTTTAGGTTTTAAATTTGGTGTGCCCGATTTTGGTGCTTTTGGTGATTTCTTCACACCACCTTTTGGACCTATTTCAGCAAGTTCTTCTTCGGTTGCCTTTACACAACGATGTTTTTTGTAGTCTTTTTTATATCCAGGCGGACATTTATGTTTCTTAAAGTCTTCAAGGTTGTGTTCTTTACATGGCATAAACCATGTTTTCCCTTCAAAGTCGTGTTCGTGGTATCCTTCGCAACCAATATCTTTTGCCGCGTTCATTGCCATTTCTTTAGTTGAATAAGCCAAACGGTCGTTTATTATTGCAAGTGCGTCGTTTACAATTTCTGATTGCATTTTTAATTTGCCTATTTTTTTAAGTTTGCTTTCTGCATACCTTAAACCTGATTTACCACCCCAAAGCAAATAAGATATTGTGCCACATGCTTCAGTGTCGCTTTCGTCATAATATTCTTGTGCACGACTTAAATAAGAATACATGCGCACCAAAGATTCTTGTGAAATCGGTAGACCTTGACTTAATTGACGGGCTTTTATTTTACCGACCTGCGTTGCGCATTTGTTGTTTACTTTTTTATTCAATTCAATACCACGCTTTGCGTTGTTTTTTACAGATTCAGGATAATCGGAAAAAGTTTCCATTTCAACTTTTTTACCTGTCTTTGTCCTTTTATCTGTTTTGATAATAGCGCGAATCTGTGATAAAATAAAATGTTTTTCTTCTTCTTCTATTGCTGAAAGATCGTCTTGAATTGTGTTGTCTTTTGGACGTTCCATTTTATCGGTAAAATATGCTTCAATTGAAAAGCCCTTTACTTTGCCTGTCTTGACATAGTTTTCCCAAATTTCATCGTTGTTTACTTTCATTGATACCATCCAGGTGCCAATTGGAACATTTAATTCGTAATGTCTTGACTTGTCTTTTTCACTTTCAACAATCCATGATTCAACCACAGTAAGCCCATGCAATGGGACTTCGTGTTCTAATGTTGAACGGTTTTGATTTCCTTTTATAAAAAAAAGCTGACTTGCTTTTCGAACTGTGTCCCTACTAAAATAAATGTAATATTCATGGTCATCGTTTTTTCGATAAATAGGTTTGTTCGGGATAAGTGCTGGACCCATCAAAATTCTTTTTTCCCTGTCAACTTCAGCAAGTTTAAATTCTTGATTTTTTAAAGCAATAAAATCTTCTTGAATGGCTGGTTCGGAAACTACACTAATTGCATCAATACCTGAAATTTCATTTTCGTCGTCTATGAAAAGTTCAATTATATCCATATTTAAATAATAAAATTTATATTTTTTTGTTATCCAATTGAAGCCCCTTCGATAATATTACGGTCTAATGCCTGCGCATTACTTACTTCGTTTGAAACAACAAAAGCTTTGACGGGCTGTTTTTGCTGATCACCTAAAACTTCGGCAAGTTGATTTTCAGGCGAAGCACCTACGACGTTAAATTGTGGGGGGGCTGGGGCCGATGTTGATGCCGAAGCAGAACCAGCTTCACCCCCTGGGGTTTTAGTACTTACTATTTTTTTAACAGTTTGCAAACCACTTGCTAAAATACCCGCCGCCGATATTGCTTTTTGTATAGAACCAAACGGTTCGGGCAAAGTTGACGGTGCTGCTAAAACTTGTGTAAAGCCCAAATATGAATTTATTAAAGCCTGCGCAATACCAGCCGCTTTTCCTGCTTTAGTGTTTTCACCTAGAAGCTGTGCTATACTGCCAAATGTATCCGCAGCCAATTGCAACTTTTGGTTCTTCAAAGCTTCTTCACGGGCTTCTTCTTCTTTTTTAATTTTTTTATCTAAATCATTTATTTCTAATTTTTTCTGTTGCTGAAAATCTGCAAGTTGTTGTTCGGCATCTTGTCGCGCCTGGGTTCCAACACCTAAACGATTAATTTGATTTTGCAATCTTGTTTCTTCAAGTTCTTTTTCTTGTTCTGCAATATCTTTTAATTCCTTTAATTTTTCTAATTCGTCCTGTATTTCATTTGCTACATGACGTTTTTTTGCAATCGCTCTATTGTTTTCAGCTTCAGCCTTGCTATTGACCAAGTCTATTGCTTCAATTTCTAAAGCTTCGCTGTTTACCCTTTGTTCTGATTCAAAACCAGCAATATTTTCTTTGACATCCAAAAGGTTTTTTTCAGCTTCAATAAGTGCAACCTTTTTTTCAATAGATTTCGGATTTGCAGCAAGTTCCGCTTTTGCTAAATCAATTGCTTTTTGTGCGTTTTTTTCTTGTAAATCAAATTGTTCTTGTAACACTTCGCCAAGTTTGTTGTTGGCTTTTATCCTATCGTCTATTGATGCGGTCACGTCGTCACGAATCTGTCTTTGTCTTTCAGCTGCAAGTTGATATTTGAATTGCAGTTTATCATTTTCAGCAAGCGCAATCGCAGTTTCGTTTCTAAGGTCTTGAATTCTTGTTTGATTTGATAATTCTTGTAAAACATCAATTTCTTTAATTCCTTCAACTGCTTTTTCTGTAAAGTTTTTA